CGACTGCGGTGGCGAATGCATCTTCCTTGCTGTCTGTCTCATACCGTACGCTTTCATTCTCTAAGCCACATTCGTACAGACGGACTACGTAGCAGGCATATTCGACATTGCGATACACCTTCACGGCAAGCTCTGATACGCGAAGGGTCTGTAGAAGGCGATTGGTTGCCATGACACTTGCTCCTTTGTTGTGTTGGCCCTGACTGCGGCGTGTTTCCCTACTGGGAGACTCTAGTATAGATAGCAAGTAGAGCAATATCTCTCCTCTTTTAAGCATACCACTGATAAAAATCACTCTTCTAAGCCAGATAAGGGTTACACCATACATAGGGGCGCTCAAAGCGCCCCTTATCTTGTGTGCTCTTACAGTTAGTGCGCTCGTTGATATTCGTTAGTGTGCTAATGATTAGTGGATGAACTAATCTCACTACACTCAGGCATGTGCGTGCATGTGCATACACACATAGCAAAACATTGATAACACCCATTATGTCAAATAGTATCAATATACTGTACATATACACAGTGAATAGCGCGAATGTACGTGCTTTTCCACCACTATGCGGGACGAAAAGAGGACCCAGAACCGCACGGATTCCCGCCCGCCTTCCGCCGCTGCCGACCCTTCCCCCTCGTCAGAATTTTTTTGGCCAGCCTTGAGAACTGTAATAAATATCAAAAGGATGCAAGTCTCTCCAATCGGGCCTTACAGTAAGTTGTGGTAACATGCAGTAAGTGATACGAGCTTGCATATAGGGGGGGGATAGATGACGAGAGATGAGATGGGAGGAAAGCTGCGGGTTCTGGGGATGAGTCAGGTGGATTTCGCGACGGTGTTGGGTGTTGCGGTGACGACGGTTCATCACTGGAAGGAGATTCCGAAGTACGTGGAGATCATCATTTACTTGATGGAGCAGGTGAAGAAATTGGGGGGCAATCATGTCGCAGTCGCACAGAAGTGAGCCGGTGAAGAAATTGGGGGGCAATCATGTCGCTGTGTCATGAAACCCTGTCGATCCTTCGGGACTTGGATCGGCGGGTGATGGAACTGGAGAAGACCATAGCCATCCTGAAGAGGCGGTGTGAGTTGCTGGAAGTCTTGCGTGACAAGCAGGAAGAGCAGGATACGCAAGATAGCTGGATACACCGCTTCGTTGCTGCGGCGCATGATTACCGGAATGCTGCCGTTGGCGTGAACGACAAGTTCCAGAAGCTGGTTGAGATTGCCCGGGAGGCGCCATGATCTCGGCACAGGAAGCGAGGGGGTTGCTGCCGCTGGATATGGCGGGGGAATTGAAGAAGCTTGAAAAGCTTATTTGTGAAGTCAGCCGGAGTAACAGAACGTCTGTAGCTATAGATTCAGGGATATGGGGGAAGCCGAGTAATGCGGACGATTCCAAGCTGTGGACGATGTGTGTGTCGGTTCTGGTGCAGCAGGGATACAAGGTCGATTATGATGCGCAGAATTTCATTACCCGGATAAGCTGGGAGAAGTAAATTCCAATGGATACGATGGATATGTGGGTATTCGGTATATGCGGGGTGATTATGTTTATCGCCATCGTGTGTTTGTATGCTATTTGGGATGAAGATGAGTGAGTTCCTGATAATGGCGGGTGAAGTTTGGGCGGTGGGGATAGCGGTATCCCTAGCGATTGTTTATTTCACGGTGAGTTGAATATGACGGCAGAAGAATACCATTCGGAATGGAAACAGGAGTGGGCCGAAAAGAATAGGGTGTGGAAGGCGGAGTTTGAAACACTGGTTGGGCGGACTATCGCGTCTGTAGAGTACGAAACCCATACCCTTAACTTCACCGACGGTTCATCGTTTGAATTCGGAGACCACTACGATGAGGGTGGTCTGTACTGGAACATTATTGAGAGGGATGCATGACGACAGCAGCACAGGCAAGGGCAAGGGCAGATTCGGCAGTGGCGTTCGCAGCAAGCGGGCCGCTGAGAGAAGTGTATGGTCAGGTTGACTATGTGGCGAACGCAGGAGGCGGGAGCACGGTTATCGCTTTCGCACCTTTCACGTTTCCGCCCGGTGGGTCTACAGACCCGGCGGCTGCACCGTTCCTGAACCAGTTGGCGACGGATGGTTTTACGCTGACGGCTGAAGTCTTGGGCGATGGTACTACTTGCTTGCGGGTGACGTGGTGAGAATAGAACGTTGTGAAGTGGATGTGTTCAGGCCGGTCGTGATCATGCTGGAGAGCGGGGATGAGCTTGGGGTATTAAAACTTCTCATGTGGGCTGTTATAGACGACGAGGACAACGGCCCGCCGACGCAAGCGATGGCGAAAAAGATTCTCGACTTGCTTGGCAAGGCGGGCGTGTGAACATCTATCTCTTCATCCTCATGTGTCTGGTGTTCGGCGCACTTTCAAAATAGGAGCCGCGATGTACGTGAAGAACAAATTCCAGCCGATGATGATCGTGCTGGAGACGCCGGAAGACGTGAAAATGATGCGAGCAGTCTTGGCTATCGCGTGTGACTCTGAGAAACAACGCCTGCCAAGCGAACATGTTTCTGGCTACCAATCTTTCGCGGATAGCATTTACAAACTTTTGGTGGGATCATGATGGACCCTCTTATGGCTTACTTCCTCCTGCTGATCGGTATGGGTGAAGAGTATGGCGGCTGGGTGATTCTGGGGATGGCGACCCTTGTCGCTGCCTTCATGGCATTCCGTATCTACGTCACGAAGAAGGATGAACCTCCGCTATGAACATGTTCGAATTCGACAGGTTTGTTGAGGCGCACACATTAGTGGCCCAGACTCGTGTGCATCCTTCAGATGTCCGTGATGCGCAATACATCGAGCGTATGGTAAAGGACAATCACCGGATGATGCTTGCAGACAAGATAGTTGGCATGACCCACGAACAGTGGAAAGGAGATGGCTTCTACGTCACGTACAGGTCAGAGATTCTGGTGGTGACGCCGAATGAGCTTGCACAGTTCATCCAGCGAGAAGCGCTCGACCTCTCCGCGAGAATGAGGCCGCTTACACCATGAACCAGAAGGCAGTCAGGAAACACATCTGCGAACGGCTTGCTCACGGCGAGCCGATTCAGCGCATTCTAGACCCTCAGCCGAAGATTCTGCGGTATGAGGACGGACAGCCTGTGTACGATCCTGATTTCGTGAAGCCTGACTTGCCAGACTGGAACATGGTGGTGGAGTGGTTGCGACAGGATGAACAGTTCCGGTTGGAGTGGGAGCATGCGAAGAAGATGCAGGCGGCGTTCCTCAGTGACCAGTTGCTGGTCCTCAAGGAACAGGTCTTGTCCGATCCCAAAAATGCCTCTGCTTACAAAGTTGCATATGAGATGGTTAAGACATCTGCGATGTGGGGCGACTCGAAGTATTCCGATCGCACCATTCAGGATATTAAGAATTCAGTTCCGCAAAACTCGGAAGAAGTACAGGCTCGGATTCTCCAGCTTGAGGAAGAACTGGGGTTGGCTGGTAATCGTACAGTCAACGTGCAGGCAGTAGAAGTGAAGAAGCAACCGTCACCGGCACAACTGGCGCACCGCGCCAAGTTAGGCCAACTCGCCAGAGAGCGAAATCTAGCAATGAAGGGAAAGAGCCGTGGAAAGCCCAATACTAAGCCCGAGTGATGCGCACGAACTAGCCGAGTTCAAGGCTCTGTTGGCCGTGCGAGCGGAGTGGCGTCGTCGCCTGCGAGAAGGTCTCTCGCTGGAATACGACTACAGGTCCGTGCATGATCGGGTGTATCAGGATTCCATCGATGCTTACGCCCGAACAAAAACTGTTGAAGCTTCAGGAACTGAAACGCCTGAAGCGTGACTTCTCGCTTTTCGGATACGAACCCTATGAAAAACAGAAAGACTTCCATGCCGCTGGGGCCACTGTTCGGCAGCGATGTCTTATGGCAGGGAACCAACTCGGCAAGACTTTCGCGGCGGGATGTGAGACGGCCATGCACCTTACGGGCTTATATCCCGAATGGTGGGAAGGCAAGCGCTTCAATCGCGCGACGCGAGGTTGGGCGGGTTCTAAGAACGCTGAAGTTGCCCGCGATGGTGCACAGCGGATTCTACTCGGCCCCACTAACGCGCTCGGGACTGGAACGATTCCACGCGATCGCATCGTGGAAATTAAGAAGGCGCGCGGCGTCCCTGACGCCGTTGAGTCCGTATTGGTCAAGCACACTTCCGGCGACACGTCCCTTCTGGTCTTTAAGGGCTATTTGGACGGACGGGAGGCGTGGCAAGCAGAAACACTGGATTTCGTGTGGTTCGATGAAGAACCGCCTCAAGATATTTACTCCGAAGGTCTCACACGGACGAATAACACGAAGGGTATTGCGTACCTGACCTTCACTCCCCTGATGGGGATGACGGCAGTCGTCAGGCGCTTCAAGGACCGGGAACCCGGGACCCTGTTGACCCAGATGACGATCGATGACGCAGGCCACTATACACAGGAAGAACGTGAACAGATTGTCGCAGCATATCTCCCGCACGAACGCGAAGCGCGCGCTAAAGGTGAGCCGATGTTCGGCAAGGGGCGCGTTTTCACTACCGAAGAGTCGATGCTTGCCGAGCCTCCGCTTGATGAAATCCCTGAACACTGGCTCCAGATTATCGGGCTTGATTTTGGTTGGGACCATCCTACGGCTGCGTCCCGTATTGCCTATGACCCGGAAAACGACGTTATACACGTCGTATCTGCCTACCGCCAGCGCCAGCAAACTCCTGTTATACACGCGTCCGCCCTCAAGCACTGGGGCGGTTGGCAACCGGTTGCGTGGCCGAAGGATGGGCTTCAGACGGACCCGGGCTCCGGTCTTCAGATTGCGCAGATATATCGGGATGAAGGTGTCAACATGCTCTCGGAGCACGCTCAATTCCCCGACAAGCGCGGTATCGGGGTGGAGGCGGGCCTTCTGGAAATGCAGCAACGCATGGACACAGGCCGATTTAAAGTGGCGGCTACGCTGAGCAACTGGTTCGAAGAATTCCGGGAGTACCATAGAACCTTGGATAAGAACGGTCTCAGCCAGATTTACGATAAGAACGAAGACTTGATTTGCAGCACGCGGTACGCAGTGATGATGTTGCGGTATGCCATGTCGGCGTATTCGCATTCAGAGATCGGTGACAGGTGGAGTCGTAGACCACAGCGCCGTGGAACGTGGATGTCTAGATAGGGGTAGCTATGAACTTGGAAGAGTACGAACGCATTCAGCCGAACACCGTGGTGGACGGTCTTATTTTCAACCTCCCGAACCGCCACGTTCAATGGCGCGTGGAGACGATGTATACGAAAGAACCGGATACTGTTGAATGGATTCGCTCACTGCCCGCTGGGGAAGTCTTCTACGATGTGGGAGCCAATATTGGCTTGTACACCATGCTCGCTGCGAAGCAGGGTTTGCGGGTCTACGCTTTCGAACCGGAAGCACAGAACTATGCGGTGCTGATTCGCAATCTTGCCATGAACAAGTTTCCGAAAGCGACGGCTGTAGCCTTTCCCTTCTGCCTGTCGGACGGACAGTTTGTGGATACGCTCCGCCTTTCCTCACTTACGCCCGGTGGTTCGTGCCATTCCTTCGCGAGTGACAAGAATTACAAGATGGTGGAGAAGGAGTGGGCCTACGAGCAAGGGTCGGTGTCGTTCTCGCTGGATTCGCTGATCTTTGAGATTGGCATGCCCCAGCCCCAACACATCAAGGTCGATGTGGATGGATTCGAGAACAAGGTGATTTATGGCGCCGCTCGCACGCTGGAAAATGTACGCACTATTCTTGTTGAATTGGATAGTGGTAACAGCGAACATATGGAGATTAAGGCCCGGTTGGAAGGGATGGGTTTCGTCACAGATGATGCGCAGATTACCGCCGCTCGACGTGCTGACGGGCCGTTCAAAGGAATCGGGAACATCATCTTCAAACGTCCCGTTGAGGTACAAGATGAGCCAGCCCAAGAGGTCGCGGTCAGTGACAGCGCCGAGTTGCAATCATAACTACGGGGATTGGAAGCACGAACCTGTGAGGATTGACGGGAAGATGACTGACCGTCAGTTCTGGCAACGCATATGCCGCGAGTGCGGGTTCGTGCAAACCATCACACGGACGATGAAATGAACGCCCTTGAACATGTGATCTACAAGCTGCGGAATGCTGAGATCAAAAAGTACCCGTTTCCGCACTTCTACACGGAGGAAGTCTTTCCGTGGGAATTCTATTACCCGCTGCTGGATGAGGTCGATAAGCTGGATTTTCAGCAATTGGGGAGCTTCAAAAGCCGAAAGTTCTCTGACACTCTCCCGGAGATGATGGAAGGATTCAAATCCTCCTATTTCGCCAACGCCGTGCTGTCCATGTTCGGACCAGAATACTACGAGCGGTTCCCGAGCACCGGGCGCCCAGCACTCGTCACTGACTGGCGTTTCATCCGGGACGGGCGGGAATACAGCATTGGCCCGCACACAGACGCCCAGCACAAGGTCGTGAGCCTTCTGTTCTATCTCCCACTAGGGATGGACAACACGGATGTCGGCACGAGCCTCTACGTGCCTTCTGACCACATCCAGACATGCCCGGGTGGACCTCATCACTCGTTCGAAGGCTTCGAGGAAATCTACCGGGCGCCGTATGTGCCGAATTCTGTGCTGGGTTTCTGGAAAACGAAGAATTCTTGGCACGGCGTTCCACCGATAGACCGAGAAATTGAGAGAAATGTTCTCCTTTTCAATATCTACACAGCAAAAACCTCTCGTGGCTGAGAAATTCAGCTAAAATTCTCGTGATCC